GATATTATCATAAGCTACTGCTTCATCATCTGCTAGTGCAGAAATTAAAGGTGGCTCAATAGTAACTGTCGCAGCTCCTGATGAACTTGTAACATCAGCGACAACCATATAAATTTTAGTATGTCCATTAAACTTTATAAAATCACCCTGTCGCAATCTATTAGCTGTATCACTCGCAAAACCATCTATAGCTATCGTTGTATCGCCAGCAGTATGACTTCCATTAACTGCAAGTGTGCCTGTTTCAACACCTCTAGCATCTTCTAATTCTGGAGGAATAATTGTAAAATGTTCTTTTTGTGATCTTTGTTTCATAATAAAAGCCATAAGTTCTCCATAAACATCTGATCTTTTTGCAGTGATTATCTTTGCAGTAAAAGCAAATCTTTGACCATCTATTTGTCTTGATAGATGTTTTCCTGATTGTGTTTTAGAAACAATGGTATTTTGAATACTTTTTATTCCCATTGTAGAAAATGCTGAACTTGATATTGGAAATGAACCTGACATTATATTAGAGCCGCCCTACCTCTTTCGTTAACTGCATTATTAATTAATGTTGTTATTGTTCCTCTTGATCTTACTAACAACTCTTCGAATCCTGTTGCATCGACAGTATTAATATTAAAATTTACATTTACAGGAGATCCACCCATACCTCTAGCACTTTGTGTTATCTGTCCTGTTTGATTAGGAATGAAAAGCTCAGGTCCTCTTTCTCCAACTACGAATGGTTTGCCTTTAGATACTGCACCACCTTTATCTCTAAATATATTTCCACTACCTATACCAAATATTCCAAAGTCTAAACCAAAGAAACCACCTATTTTACTTAAAGCGGCTTGTATGGCTTTTTGATTTGTTATTGCTTTTTCTATTGCAAGTTCAGTTAGTTTTCTAGCAATAATCTCAATCATTGTTGCTAATACTTCAACTAATAAAGTCCTAGCTAAATCTTTAAAAGTTTTATTAAGTTCTTTTCCTAATACTATTGATTCAGCTATACCTCTTGAAAAACCTTTGATACCTTTATCTAAAATATTTGTTATTTGTAAAGATACATCAGTTAATTTTTCTAAAGGTTTTGTTATGCCATCTTTGATAGCATGTCCTGTTTCTACAAAAACGTTTTTATTTTTTTCATTAGCTTTATTAGCGGCTTCTATCGCTTCCATCATTTCATTGAATGCTTTTGTATTAATAACTAATGAAGCATCAACACCACTTAAAAATTTTCTAAATGCTTTTTCTAAATCACCCATTGAATCAGTAGTTTTATCTATTTCTGATTTCATTTCGCCTATAGGTGTTTTTAATTTTTCTGCTATTGCAAGTAAATCTTTGTTCTGTTTATTTATCTTTTCAAATCCTTCTTTACTTACTAAAAATAAATTTTTTCTTGTTTCTAATATTTGCTGATTAAAGTTTGCAAACTCTTCTATAAATCCACCAAGTTTTGCTCTTATATCATCTAAAAAACCACCGATAGTTAATACTAATAATTTACCTTTAGTACCTAACATTAAGAATCCGATTATTCCGAATGTTCTTACTGTTTCTGGTAGTGTTCCTATAAAGTCAAAAAGATTTTTTATTGCTCCACCAATGAAAACAAAAACTGGTTTTATTGCATCAGCTATAATTGCTGAACCTATTAAAATATTTTTTGTAGCTGTTATTAAAGAAGATGATAATTTTTGTGCAAATTTTTCAAAAGCAACTTCGTTTTCTTCTAGTAGTTTATTAAAATCTGACAGCCCTGTTTTTATGAAATCAAAAAATCCAGCTCTGTTTGATTCTAATTTAAATTTGAAAAGTTTATCTGACAGCATTGAAAGAGTACCCTCAAACGTTGTTGATAATACTTGTGTTGCTTTTCCAA